ATTGAGATAACTACCTAACACACCGGTTAGAGTAGATACGACTATATTCTTATCATTTTGCTTCAACACGACTTAAATATACGACAAATATTTGATATTACCAAATATTTTATGGTCTATTTTCCTCTAAAAACCACTCAATTGGGATGATTTTGTCCGCATACTTATATCCATTCTTTTCACACCAATCCCCATAGGTCGTTTTAGACTTTTTGCTGATTTTGTTCTTTGAATTGGAAAATACGAAACGAATGTCCAAATGTGGGTTATGTTCTTTAACCAATAGGTGCTTTTTCCTATCAGCAGCTACAAACCTACCCTTTGTTTCAACTCTAATACCATTTGGTAATTTAAAGTCAGGACTATATGTGTGATTTGATGCAGGAATAATGTATGGAACCTTTTCAGTTTCATATTCTACTTTAATTCCTTGAGATTCTATTTGTTGAGATATGGTTTCTTCTAAACCAGACTTAAATCCATATTTTTTAGCAACCCAGTTTGGATTGCTCTTTTTTGTAACTTTTTTAGCCATTAAGTTTTTTTATTTTTTAATTGTGTCTGAGTATTTTTTCTCATTCACCTCCCCACCTCTACCTACTTTGAATTTTGCCGCAGTTAATACTTGGTCATCTGCTTTTTTCAAATCATTTGTAGTATATGGTGTTTTTGCGTTTACACCTGCATCAAATGAAATCTTATCAACACCTAATGCTGATTGTTGTGCTTTGTATAATTCTAAAATTTTTGACATTATTTTTTGTTTTTAAATATAAATATAAGATTATGTATCAAATCGTACAATAAAGTTTACAGGTAAGTCTGGATATGATTTAATTGGTTGTGGTAATTTTGCAACAGCAACTAAATCACAATTATCATCATATAAACCAATTGTTGTAATAAATGGTGCTAAATAAGAACCGGTTGAGTCTAACGATGAACTATATTCATATTGGTCAAATCCTCCTGATATAGATGCGTTTACTGATGAACCAATACTATAATCCAATGTAGAACCATTTTCTAAAACGGATTTTTTACGAATGTATTTAACTCCTGGATTTGTAGTAACTCTATAAATTTTATTATCTGAACCCGTAATGAAAGAAGTTTCTCTACCTATTTCAACAACTGCTGATGGGTTTTGTGAAACATTAAATTCATCTTCATTTACAATTAACAAATATTCATGTTCATATATCGTTTGTGTAGATTTAAATGATAATTCCCAATTACTTAATAATCTTTCATCAGACCTTTTCGTCATAACAATTAATCCAGAATTATAAAACACATTACCAACTTTTTGAACACTATCGGCCGCAGTTGCAAAATCAACGTTATCGACTACCATATCTCCACTATTAATATCAAATGATATAATTCTAGCAGTATATAAAGTTGAATCGTAGTACCACATTACTAATTGAGTTTCAATGTCGATACCTTCATTTGTTATTCTTACCGTATAAGGAGTACCATTTAATGTAAATGTGTAGAATTCATCATTTGAATTAAATGATTGAAAATTTATGATATCATTTCCTAATAAAAGTATATTACCATATGAATCATCTACCATACTAGCATCGGTATCTAAAATGGATACCGAACCTTTTTTAATTCCTTCACCCACATATATTTGTGGTATAGAAATTACCTTTGCATCATCCCCCAAATATCTTTCCTTTGCAACCGGGTTTGGATTATATTCGTTTGTCTTATTACCAAATCGTAAAAATGGATTATCTTCATTACCATTATAGTATTGTGCTCTTAATTGACCATACAATGAATTTTTTGGATATAATCCAGATAATTCCGATGAACTGACATTTGCCTCTAACAAAGAAATCTCCGTAGAGTTATTATCAAAACTCCACTCTTTATAGGCTTTGAATGGCCTAATACTAATATCTGACTTTGGTATTCTTTTTAACATATCGTATATAAATATCTTAAAACTAAAAACCCACCAAATTAAGGTGGGTTATAGTTTTTATTTTATTCTCCGATTAGAAGTCTAATTTAACTTTGATTGCAATTTCTTTATCAAATGATTTTTCAACTGGTTTAGAAGTTTTTGCAACTGCTAATAATTCATTAGCGTCGTCATATAAACCAACGGTTGTAATATAAACTTTAGGGTCTCTTTCAAATGATGAGTTAACAAATGCTCCAACTGAACCTGTTACGAATGTTGGGTTGTTTGAGAAGTTGAATTCTCTATTGTTTGCTCTTACGAAATAATGTGAGGTAGAAACATTTTCAGTTCTACGAACTTGGAAATCCATACCACCACTAATTGCCATCAACAATGCAACCGAACCTGAGTTACTACCATTATTTTGATGATATACATTTGCAATAGAACCACTAGCTTCTCCCAATTTAGGGTCAACTGCCGATGCCAATGCTTTTGGATTTAATAATATAATACCCATATCCGGATAGAATAAACCATATCCTTGTTTGTTTGGTGCACTATATCCGTTAGTTGGGTCAATTGATGCAGTTAAAGCTGAACCAATATTTAATGAACCACTAACTAAATTATATACTCTACCCGCAGTTGTTACATTCTCATCGGTTCCACCACTATCATCAATAAGTGTAAAATTGCTTGCAAGAGAACCAGAAAGTTGAATTGAAATATTTCCTGGGTCTAATCTTTCTTTATATCTAGCTCTATTAATATTAATTGCGTAGAATGATTTCATATCATGTCCACCTGCAGTAGAAGCAGTATATACACTAAAATAATTATCTCCGGTATCTAATAATACATTTTTTAATTGATTATAGATTGCCTTAGTTGGCATTGTAGATGAATCGGTTTGTGTTAATGTAGGTGCTCCGTTTCCATCAACATCACCATATGCAATTGAAAACTGAACTTCTCCTGAACCAGTAGAAGCTGTATCGTACACATCTAAATAATATTTACCACTTGCTCCTGTTTGTTGAGCAGATGATGTATAGTTTGCTTTAACGTCTAAAGAACCAGTATCTCCACTCCATATTCCAGAAGTTACAATTTCAGTTCTATTAGTTACTTTATCAATTGCACCAAATTTTTTGTAAATACCATTTGTAATAGTAGTTACGTCAGCACTAATTTGTTCACCTTGTCCTAAGAATTGATTGATAATTCCAACCAAATCACTGGTTTCAACAGGTGTACCTGCCGTATTAGCTGCACCTGCTAAATATGTTGATAGGTTTGATGCTAAAAGTGCTCCTCTATTGTCTCTAATTAATGCCATAGTTATTTATTATTATTGTACATAGTTTACTGTTACTGGAATAGTTTGAGAACCACCCGTTTCATTACCATATACTGTTATTGTTGTTCTTGTTGTTGATGTTAATGATGGATTTGGAATAAATCTAAAAGATAATCCCTTTGCAATTGCTGCAGTTGCCGATACATCGTCACCTATGAATACAGGTACAGTACCAACATCAGATGTAACACCTTCTCCAATTATATCTCCTGCATTTTTATTAGAAAGTACAATTGTATATCCTAATCTTCTATTTCCCGCTGGAGATGTTGTTGGTGATAATGCTACTTCACCACTTTTTTGATTAACTGAAATATTTGGAATACCAAATTCAACAACCGGAATACGAGTTGTATTTTTTGGTAAAGTTACCAATTTATATTTCATTACCTGTGTTTCATCAGGATTAGCTTCTAATACAGGCATATTTTTAATTGCTGCATCGTAATAAGCTGACCCCAATGGGTGTGCCGGTTCATATAAAGAATAATCAATCTCATCATCTGCTAAAGCAAATTGAGTGATGTTTAATCCTAAACCTGCGGCAAGTTTTTCTCTACCCTTTTTAGTAAGAATCGCATCTACTGTTAATTCTGTGTTACTTAAATATCCCATAGTATAATATTATCTTTGTTTATAAATATAATTATTTTAAAATTCCGTTATTCTACTTCCAAAATTGGTTCACTTGTATTTCTACCCGTTTTATTTACTGTTAATGTATTAGGATTAGATGTAAATGTTTCAATAGGAGAACTACCATCTAAAGTAGTTGCTGCAGTATTTTTTGAACCTTTATAAAAAGAATTTTGTAATCCTCTTGTTAAATCGGAAGTATTTCTATAATGTGTTGGTAAATACCCATCTACTTTTTGAACTGCAATAATACTTCCTGTACCAGGATTTATTACTTTGGAACCCGAAAATGGTTGTATATTTAATATAGTTTCCGTATAAACCGATGACGTTACATAATAACCACCACGCGGGTCACCTTTACCATTTATTTTTATTATAGGTGCAACTACATCTCTTGTCTTTTGTTCGGTTATTAAATCAACTTTAATTCTTTCTTTTACTAATCTATTATTTTCATCATAATAATTTCTAATTGCATATCCATTTTGTGCATATATTCCAAATCCAATTGTTTCATATTCGGATTGACCTACAATTGTATTCAAATCATACACATCAATTTCACTCAAAATCGTACCTCTATCTAATATTGAAAATATTTCAACTTCTTTTTGATAAGACTCTGCGGTTTGTAATAAATTATCATTTGAAGATATCAAAGAATCGTATTGATTATTTTCGGCAAATATTTTGTCCAATGATGCACTATATATAATTCCTTCGTATTGATTATTTTCGGCAGTTAAATTTTCAGATAAATTACCATCAATGATTGTTTCATATTGATTTATATCAGATATTACATTATATTGATTTTTATAATCAATTATAGCATCTTGTTGATAGTCATCTCCTGTTGGTTTCTTTCTTGCAATTTTACTTCTTTCTAAAAAGTGTGGTTCAATTAACAATCCGGTAGTAGCTTTAACTCTAGCCGGTAACATCTTCTTAATATCCTCAAACATAGATTTCTCATATAGTTTGATTAAGTTTATGTATGCGTAGATATCTCTACCATCAAACCTTTTAAAATAATAATTTCTTAAATTATCTAAATTTGAATAATTTGATTTATAAGAATCCGATGGGTCACCAATATAGTTATCTAAATTAATTCCACCCATAGATTTTGCAATATCAAAATTTAATTCTTTTGTAGGAGAGAAAAATAAACCAACTCTATTAGAATCAATAGGAGCTTGGTCAAATGACTTTTTAGTTGCTCTACTTTTTGAAGATAAAGATGATACCAATTCTTGTGATTCAAATCTAACTTTATTTGTTGAATATCTACTAGAACCCATATCAGGTATTTCTAACACAACACTTCTATCAATTGCTTCAAAGTTATAAGGGTATGATGTAATAGAATCAAATCCACCAGCTGATGCTGAATATATTGGTGTTGAGTTTTCTGAATATAAAGTTGCGGTAGAACCACTTTCATAGTGATTTCTCGTTAAACTTCCACTAAAATAAATGTTTGTATCGACATTTATTAATTTTGTGTATGTTGCTAAATTTTTAGGATATTCAAAATCTAAACGGAAATACAAATCATCGGTTGAAGATGAAATGTGATTACCATTAATCATTTCAGGGAAAGATACGTGTTCGTAAAATCTTTCAACATCTAATTGTTCAGACCACAGACGTAATTCATCTACACTACCAGAATAGTTTTGATTACCTATTTGTATTGTAGAACCATTATTCCAATTAGTAGTATTTGTACCAATCGTACTTGATTGAAATATTGTTCTTTCTTTATCTGCCTGTCTTAAATCTAATCTAACACCAACCGAACCACTACTTACAGCCAAACCAAAAAACTTATCATTAAATATCGGTAATCTAGTTGAGTTTATAGTGTTTCCAGTACCATATGTAAAAGATACAACACCATACTCACTATTGGCAGACCCACTCAACTGAACATTCCAACCACTACCACTAATTAATGTATATTGTCTACTATATGCCGGTTTAACAAACATTTCGATTGTGTTTGGAACTCTTCCTTTATCGGTCTGTTTCCAATCAACCTCT